AAACAACAATTTGTAAACATGCTTATTAGTGCCGTTGAGGGAAAACCTAACGGTAAGGATAGCTAATGTTTAATATTGCAGGTACGTTAATATCTTCAGTTGGCAGCCTAGCTTCCACTTATCTAGACGGTAAGGTTGCAGCCAATAAAGCTGAAGCACAGATTCGTTTGAAGGAAGCTACAGGCGATATAGATTGGGATCTAGCTGCTATTAGGGCATCTCAGAGTTCGTGGAAAGATGAATGGATTACTGTACTTTTCTCCATTCCGTTAGTACTGTCCTTCTGTGGTGATTGGGGTAGGGAGATAGTAGCAAATGGCTTCACTGCTCTGGCAGGGATGCCTGATTGGTATCAATATAGTTTAGGTGCAGTTGTAGCTGCATCACTAGGAACTAAGGGAGTAGCTAAGTTCTTTGGTCCTAAGAAGAAATAATGAAGCATGGATACTTTCTTTTAAAATATAAAGGAGAGTTTCCAGTAAAGCGCATTAGATTTAATGCTACATATTTAGGGGAAAGAAAAATACCCTTAGATAGATTTAACAGTAAGAGGAAGTACAGAAATGGCTTATACACTATCAACAAGGTCGCTAGATAAACTAGAAGGAGTTAATGAAGACTTAGTACAAGTTGTTCAAAGAGCAATAGAACTAACTAAAATTGACTTTGGTGTTATCTACGGAATGAGAACACTGGAAGAACAGAAGAAGTTGTTTGATGCAGGCAAATCACAGACCATGAAGAGTAAGCACCTAACAGGTGACGCAGTAGACTTGATGGCTTACGTAGACGGAAAGGCAAGTTGGGAACTCAATCTGTATGATGACCTAGCTGATGCTATGAAGTGGGCAGCTACAGAGTATGGCACTAAGGTTCGTTGGGGTGCAGCTTGGCATATACCTGATATATCTACGTGGGATGGCACAATGGAAGAAGCTATGATGGCTTACATAGACCTACGCAGGTCAGAAGGCAGAAGACCATTTATTGATGGTCCACATTTTGAACTTAATTAATGGACATCAAAGTATCCATAGGGCTTGCCGTAACTTTGGCAATGCAAATCTCTGCTGCAGTCTGGTACGTAGCTCAGACGGATGCTACCATTAAGGACTTGTCAGCCACAGTTGCTAAACTAAGTTCTGATAATTTAAAGAGAGATGTAGATGTTAATGCTAGTAATATTACAAACATTGATGGTGACGTTAAATCTCTAGGCACACACTTAGCTAGAGGCATAGGTGATAGCAATGATATACTTAGACGTATTAGTATATTAGAGACAGATGTAATGTATATGCAGAGAGAAATATATAAGGATGACCGTTAATGGCAAGAGAACTAACAGATAAACAACAAAAGTTTTTACAGGTATTATTTGATGATGCTTATGGTAGCGTAGGTAAAGCTAAGAAACTAGCAGGCTATGCTGAAGGCACAAGCACCACAGATATTGTAACTGGATTAAAGGAGGAGATACTTGAAGCGACTCAAATATATATGGCATGTAATGCTCCTCAAGCTGCCGTTGCATTGGCAGGTGGTGTGCTTGACCCAACTCAACTGGGTATACGAGATAAGCTCTCTGCTGCAAAAGAATTGCTTGACCGTACTGGTTTGGTTAAAACTGAGAAGATGCAAGTAGAGGCATCAGGTGGGGTAATGCTAATGCCTGCAAAGAAACAAGAAGAAGATGAATAGGTCATTAGGACGATTTAAACTACCACAGCCATTAGATGTACAAGAAGAAAATGAATGGCTATCCATACCTAAAGTAGCACGTACAGTTCCTTTTGGGTATAAGCTTAACGAAGAAGACCCAGATATATTAGACCCTATTCCAGATGAACTAAATAAATTAAAGCAAGCCCAAAATTATTTAAAACAATATTCTTACAGAGAGGTAGCAAACTGGTTAAGTACAAATACAGGCAGAAGTATTTCTCACGTAGGATTAATGAAACGATTAACGAATGAGCAACGACACAAGAAGCAAGCTACAAGCCTCCGCAACTGGGCAAACTATGCGAAAAAGGCAATCGCCAAAGCGGAAAAAATTGAAAGCCAAAGAACAGGTGCAAGAGGAAAAGTCGCTACAGCCTAAAGTAGAGGCACAACCACTTAGAATAGAAGAGACACGTAATGTTATATTCAAACCTAATGAAGGACCTCAGACAGATTTTCTTGCCGCTTCCGAAAGAGAAGTTCTCTATGGAGGCTCTGCAGGTGGTGGTAAGTCTTATGCTATGTTGGCTGACCCTCTCCGCTATATGGGTAATCCTAGTTTTAGTGGTCTTCTTCTCAGACACACTACAGAAGAACTTAGAGAACTAATATATAAAAGTCAAGAGTTATACCCTAAAATATGGAAGGGTATAAAGTGGTCAGAAAGAAAGATGCAGTGGACTGCACCCTCTGGCGCAAAACTCTGGATGTCATACCTAGACAGAGAAGACGATGTGCTACGTTACCAAGGTTTAGCATTTAGTTGGATAGGATTTGACGAACTTACACAGTGGGCAACTCCGTTTGCTTGGAACTATATGAGATCAAGATTACGTTCTACTGATCCGCAGCTTCCAGTGTACATGAGAGCTACCACTAATCCCGGAGGTCGAGGACATCACTGGGTTAAGAAGATGTTTATTGATCCTGCTCCATATAACAGGGCATTTAATGCTACAGATATAGAGACAGGAGAGGATTTAAAGTACCCATCAGGGCATGAAAAAGCAGGTAAGGCACTATTTAAAAGAAAATTTATACCTGCAAGATTGACTGATAACCCCTATCTATCTACATCTGGTGACTATGAAGCAATGCTTCTTTCGCTACCAGAACAACAAAGAAGACAATTACTAGAAGGTGATTGGGATATTAAAGAAGGCGCAGCCTTTACAGAGTTTGATAGAAACATACATGTTATTGAACCTTACAGTATACCAAATAACTGGGTAAAGTTTAGAGCATGTGACTATGGATATGGAAGTTATTCTGCTGTAGTCTGGATAGCAGTAGCTCCTAGTGAACAATTAATTGTATACAGGGAACTATACGTATCAAAAGTACTGGCTACGGATTTAGCTGATATGATACTGGATCTGGAAGCAGGCGATGGAAATATTCGGTATGGTGTGTTGGACAGTAGCCTTTGGCATAAACGTGGGGATACTGGTCCATCTCTGGCAGAACAGATGGTACAACGAGGTTGCAGATTTAGACCGTCAGATCGCAGCAAAGGCTCTAGAGTCTCAGGAAAGAATGAACTCCATAGACGATTACAAGTTGACGAGTTTACAGAAGAACCAAGATTAGTGTTTTTTAATAATTGTACAAATATAATATCGCAGTTACCTGCATTACCAATAGATAAGAAAAACCCAGAAGATATTGACACACACTCAGAAGACCACTTGTATGATGCATTAAGATATGGTATAATGTCAAGACCACGTTTTAGTATATTTGATTACGACCCAACAATGAATCAAACTAGAAATATGCCTGTTGCTGATGCAACATTTGGATATTAAGGAAAATAAATGGCAGAAGAAGATAAAATTTTAATTGAAGAAAATGCAATAGCTTTAGAAGATAGTGAAGACTCTATACTTGAGGACTCTTCCTCTGCAAATATTATTCCTTTTATTAGAGAACGCTATAAAAAAGCAGAAGACTATAGAGAACAAGATGAGCAACGGTGGTTAAGATCATATCGAAACTATAGAGGTATATATGGTTCAGATGTACAATTTACCGAAGCAGAAAAATCTAGAGTATTTATTAAAGTTACCAAAACAAAAACCCTTGCTGCATACGGACAAATTGTTGACGTATTATTTTCCGCAAATAAATTTCCCTTAACTATTGAGCCTACTAAACTACCAGAAGGTGTATTTGAAGATGTAAATTTTGATCCAAATAAACCTGAAGCTATTCGTAAAGGACTAGAAACAGAAACTCCTTATGGTTTTGCAGGAGATGGTAAAGATCTACCTGCAGGTGCTACACAAAAATCATTAACACTTGGACCTTTAGAAGAAAAACTTAGTGAAATAACTGGATTAGAAGCAGGAGCAGGTAAGACTCCTAGTGCTGTTACATTTAGTCCTGCTATGATAGCAGCAAAGGGTATGGAGAAGAAGATACATGATCAGCTACAAGAGTCAAGTGCTAATAAACATTTAAGAAGCACAGCATTTGAAATGGCTTTATTTGGTACTGGTGTAATGAAAGGTCCGTTTGCTGTTGATAAAGAGTATCCTAACTGGAGTGAAGATGGAGAGTATGACCCAACAATAAAAACTGTACCACAAGTTTCTCATGTATCGGTATGGAACTTTTATCCTGATCCTGACGCAAATAATATGGACGAGGCACAGTATGTTATAGAGAAACATAAGCTATCAAGATCCCAGTTAAGAGCATTAAAACGTAGACCTTACTTTAGAGACAAAGTTATAGAAGAAGCTATAGCAGACGGAGAAAACTACACTAAAGATTATTGGGAAGATGATTTATCTGATTATGCACCAGAGCATAACATTGATAGATTCGAAGTTCTTGAGTATTGGGGTATGTGCGATATTGAAATGCTTAGAGAAGAAGGTGTTGAGATACCTGATGAAGTAAAAGACTTAGATGAAATTTCTGTAAATGTCTGGGTATGTAATGGTAAGTTATTACGTATGGTGCTTAATCCATTTAAGCCTGCTACTATTCCTTACATGGCTGCACCCTATGAACTTAATCCTTATAGCTTTTTTGGTGTAGGTATTGCTGAAAATATGGACGATACTCAAACTCTAATGAATGGGTTTATGCGTATGGCTGTAGATAACGCTGTGTTGTC